CTTTGTTTCCAGCCATTCTTCCATTAAACAACACGCTCCAAATAACATTAACATCGGCACTAAGATCATTATAAGCAACATCATGCCCGTTATTGTTAAGGCTATTTGCAAAAGCATCAAAAACAGGCTTGCTATTGAGTGCACCATACTGTGTCCATAAACTAAATTTCATTCCAATACGCTTCGTTGCGATTTCCCATTAGGTCCTTACGCTTCGAATGTCCATCGTCCTTGCGGGCGCCTTTCATATGATCAATCCATTTACCTAAATCACTATTGATAAGAGGATGTCCTCCACCGCCTGTCTTAGCAGTGTTTACATAGATGTTTTCGCTGTAATCATGTACACTAGCATCTATGTTTTTCATTAAGTTTAATATGTGTCCAAACACATAACTATCGTGCCATTCTTCCAATTCAAATATACCATTATCAGCATCTTCATAAAATCGTTCAAACTCTTTTAAAAACTGTACACACATTGGATGATTCATATTCATACCGTAAAATCCGCACTCTGGCCATGTCTGTGATCCTTTACCACGTCCTACATACGTTATCCACTTGTCATCTGGTAGTTGTTCTGCAAACTGTTCGTAACTCCAATTACTGTGTACAAATGTGTCAGCGTCCATCCATACTATCCAATCTTTATTATTTTCGCATGCATCAAATACTGCATATACTTTGTTAGCAAAACGTATCGCGTCCCATTTAAATTTTTTATGCCAGTCTCTAGGACGTCTTGCTTTGATATCATCTGGTGGAATACCATTTGCTTTGTCTACATTGCTCCAACGTGCTTTGAATGCATTTAGTTTTGGTAAAGATTGCTTTGCATCTAAAATTAAAATATTTTCTTCATTAGGATTATTTGGTTTACAATCTTCTGCATATACGATTAATTTAATTCTAGGATCAACTCTTTCAGCGAAACTATCAATCATACGCTGTCCGTATTTTTCTTATCCTGGTTGATGAAATGTTGTTAGTACTGTTATTTGTTTCATTTGTGAACCCAATTCCTCATATGTTGCCAACACTCTCCTGAGCGTAGTTCGTCTAATCTCCAATGCATCATTGCTAGTCTACGTAGCCATGTTTCTCTATCAAAATCATAACTTGGATTTTCAATTTCTTTTAAGTTTCTATTTGCTACTTCTGCTGACTGACTTCTTAAAGGATCAAGTACAAAGATAGGTACACCTTCTATTGCGGCTACTACTGCCGGACTACTGTTATAACTTATTACAGCATATGCATCGTGTAAATCTTTTAGTAGTGTACTAGTCGGAGAACTTATTTCTACTTTATGACCAATAGCACGTAATTGTTGTACATGCTTTGGCAACTTTTTATCACCAGGATGAAATCTAACTAATACTTTTCTATCTGTAAATCTTCTAAGATCTTGTAGTAATACATGTAACCAGTTAATTACTGCTAGACCATCCATACTCCAACCCATATCACGCTGACATGTTACTAAAATATAATCACCATACTTTTTATATGGCTTTATAGATAAATTTAAATCATCTCTTAAGTTTGCCCAACGCTGTGGATAAATTTTGCTATCACAGTATTCTCCTGTGTTAGGAAAAATACCATCATAACTATAACGCAAATATGTTTTTGTATTACCTGGATCGTATGCTAAAAATAAATTACTATCAGCAATAATTGTTCGTTTGCCAATACTTGCTTGTCCGTCTAATACATTGCGTCTTAAATTTAAATGTGGAACATGTTTACTTTGTGGGTGTACAAATCCTTGTAGCACAGCAACGTCTGATGGTTCATATGTATTAGAAGTTACAATCATTCCTTTGTCGCCTGTCTTGGTTACTCCTTCTACAAAGTATTCTAATAGTTTAGGCTTTTCAGGATTTTTATTTCCTGGAGGGATTGCATTCATGTAAGCATAAACTTTTAATGGTGTATCAGTCATATAACTTCATCTCCTCTATCATTCTCAGTGCAATTCCTCTATTAATTTCATCTAAACTATATTGACAATAAGATAGATAATGAAGTAAGTTTAAAAATTCTGCTTCAGCTGGATATTTTGGTGTTTCGATATCTGATAGATCACGATTAGCAACACTATCAACACAACTAGGCGCCATTGTAAATGCAGGAATACCATAGTGCATTGCTTCAAGTGCGGCCATACTTTGGTATGTAACTACAGCATAGATTCTATCTCTTGCACATTGCGCCGCTACTGTATTTTCTTTAATTCTATCTGGGCGTAATCCTTTTTCTCTAATTACAATTGGTCTGTCTGTATGTTTTTTAAGTTCTGCTATTGTTTCTTTTAACCAAGTATCTTTATCTAAGTTGTAAAATTGACAAGGCTTTTCGCTAGGTGTAACTAACAAGATTGGTCCGCCTTGTAATGGTTTACGACCATAATAATTCATATATGGAGCAAATTGACACAACTGTACAAAACGATCATTGGGCATGTCTGGCTTTATTTTTGTATGTTGAATATTATTTTTAACAACTCTATAAAAGTGTTTCTTCTTCATTAGGTTGCCCATATATCCGTTATCAATGTAATAAAAAGGCCGTCCAGTATCCCAACATTTCCAAATTTCTTTACGCTTAGTCATACTACGAAATGCTACAGGGATCTCATTAGGCCAAGGACTCTCATTTATTTTACTTGATATTTCCTTCCTATCAATTACAAGAGCACCAGTACCGTGTTGCCAATGCTTCATAATTTCATCATCGCCGTTCAACATTAACATAGTTGGTGGTTGTGTGTCGTCAGGCTTTTTAGCATACCTCTCCATATATTATACCTCGTCTTCCATCATATTAAATAGTTCTGTTTTCCATTCGGCATGAAATTCGCAATCTCTACAATTTTCAAACCATGGGCCTCCTTCTGTGTAATGAATAAGTTTTGGTTTTTCAATATCGTTATATACTCCTACAAGATAATTCCATGTATGATCTATACTACCAATTTCTTCATCTTTTAACCAACTGAATCTGTGCATATATGCACCATTAAGTTCTTCATTGTTTACAAAGTCTTGTGTTACTACTGCATTACTAGGATGTCCACAGTTCCATAATACCATTGAGCTCCAATTCTTACGTGGATAGATAGTTTGCTTTTGTCCGTCCATTTTTGTAGTTTCAGTTACTTTGTAATCATGTTGCACACACATAACAGCATACTTGTCGTCTGCTTGATCAAACAGTTCTTTTATATCAGTTGTTAGTATCATATCGCTGTCCATAAACACAGCCCAGCCTTTAAAGTTAGTTAGTTCAGGAATAAGGAAACGTGTAAATGTAAATTCTGTTGATGCTAATTTATCAATAGGTCTTTTATACCAACCTGCATCTCTTAATTCTTGTTGTTTTAATGGACGTACATCTACGTCTTTGCTTCGTGCAAGGATACTATGTTTGCACACTTGGTATGCAATATCTTCTCTAGTATCATAACCTATAAATACTTTCATAATTACCTTCTTTCTATATCTTCTTCTACACAGTTTTTACCATACTGTATTTCGACCAATTTAAGATCTGTATCGTGTTCGTTGGCTAGTTGATGCCATGTGCCTACTGGTATATGTAAAGACTGATGTTGTGTATATACACCTAAAGTATCTATATCAGTACTAGAGTCTAGTGTGTATACTGTAGCTGTACCTTCTGCTACAAACCAATGTTCTGAACGTTCTTTGTGTTTTTGCATTGATAATTTATTGCCTGGCGGCACTGTTAATTCTTTTACTTTAGTATGATTGTCGTATTCATGTATCACTCTATAATACCCCCAACTACGCTCTGTCTTAGGATTTTTATATTCTTCTAAAATCCAACTGCTACTATTTTTCTTATCTTCTCCTCCAACACCAAATACAAAATCACAATAAGGTAAATCACCATATGTAGTCATCTCTGGTATGTTAGCATCTGTTCTATCTCCGCCGTTAGCGAAAATAACTTTTGTATCACTGCCATGTGTTGCCAGTGTTTTGTAGATTGCTCCGCATGCTGTATTGTCTGCATCATCGAAACTAATAACGTCATCTACAACAGTAAGGCCTTTAATAATTTCAATCCTCTCGTCAAATGGCATAAAAAATTTTCCTTTTTTACGTATTAACCATTCGTCACTGTTTACGCCAACAATTAATTTATTACCTAATTGTTTTGCGGCTTTGAAATAAGCCAGGTGTCCTGAGTGTATAGGATCAAATCCTCCTGTAACTAATACTACGTCCATACTGATATTTATGTACGCAGTTATTTGCTTGTTGTTGATTTGATACCTTGAACTTTTGTAAAGTAAGGTTTATATGCACGTAACCAAGGACATAATTGCTTACACATGATAGCATCGTTAGGCCACCATCCAATTACATCTTGTAATTCGCATATTTCTTTTGCGGCTTCTGGTTTGATTATATAAGCACTGTGTCCTGGCAAGCCTTGTGGTATACTTTCATCTGCTACCCAAGGTACTTCTTGTTCTCCTGAATCATCTAATTTGTTATATAATTTCCAATTGAATGTAGCATGATCAGGATTGTTAATACTTATTGCTCCCCCTTCAAAGTTAAAAGGTTTAAATTGTCTAGTAAAAATTGCATCATGCTCTAGAACCATTACAGGTTCATTGTGCTGTATTGCTTTCTGCCATAGTCTATAATGACTGCCAGCGGCCGCAATACGTTTTGTCATGTCGTATGTTTTATAGGCTTTAAGTGTCATGCCTGTGTTAGGACATTGTTTCTTTTTACTGTATGGCCATTTCCAATTTACTTCCCACATATTATCTGGAGTAATAGCGTCAAACTTTTGTACGTCTATCCAACTTTTTGTATCTATAATACTTTGAATACAACGCTCAGCGTGTAGTTGACTATCTTCGTGTCCTGGAATTGCAATTATAAATGCCTTCATTTTGTTAACACATATACTCTACAAGGCACTCTGCCTTTCAATCCCGTTGATTCAAATGTTGATTCTAACTGTAAATTTGTGTTCTTAAAAAGTTGCCGTAGTTCATTATCGTAAATTTCTACAGGATCCCAAGGTCTCGCATTGTTGTCATCGGGACCATAACCGTGTTCTAGATATAATTTTCCTGTTGCTGACATTTGATCAGACCATACTTTAATAGTTCTAACAGGATCAAAACAATGATCAAAAGCATTTGAATATACAATATCAAAATATCCTACCCAATCTTCACGTACATTATTAAAGTCGTGTTGTACAGTCATTGGAAACTTAGATGCTGTATGAGAAACTTCTGTGCCTATAATTTCTGCATTTGGAAAACTTTCTTTAAAATAAAATTGTTCGGCCGCGTTACGAGTGCCATGACAAAGAATTTTTGTTGCTTGTGTTTTATCTTCGCAAATCTTTTTAATAGTTTTTTTCTCAACGTAAATATTTTTTAGTTTTTTTACGTTAGCCTCAATTTGATTTTCAAGATATTCTTCGTAATTTTTATATTCATATACTTTCATTACAACTCCTACTTCTACTTATTTCATTTTTTGTGCGAATCCATGCATACTGGTATGTATGTCATTAGTCCATTCACTCATAACTTGATACCAACCCCATTCATTAGGGTATAGCTTATGTTCTTTTACTAGTTGTCTTACTAATGCACGATTAAAATGTTTACGATGATGTATTAGAATATCACATGGTAAAAATCCAAACCAATCATCATGAGGATTTGTTTTATCTACTTCTTCAACAATTCCAGATCCAAATGTTGGTCCTCTATTTGGTCTTGTCATAAAACCGACAGGTCCCTTTTCGTGTGCTTTGCGTAACCAATTATGTAAATCAACTTGTCCGTCTATTTCTGTATTCCAATCTACCCTAATAATTAAATCATGATGAACTGGTATTTTAGTTACTAAATCAGCGTGTGCCATTATAGGAGCAATACCAAAATAAAAGTCATCAAATAATTCTTTAGACTTTACATACTGTGCGTACTTGGCATGCTTACTATGTGGTGATACTTCCATAGGATGATAATGCCATTTAGGATAGTGCATTGTAAATAATCGTTCGTGATATTCTTGCGGAATAAGATTTGTTTTATTAGTCCATGTATGATAATAAAAGTTACAGCCGGGAAGTTTTTGTCGCAACTGATCTACAATAATACTATTCTTATTGTTAACACCACTTACACAAATTGCTATGTTCATTTAAAAAACCATTTCATTATATTTTTTGCAAGATGTACTTGACTTTTTACTCCTGGGTGTGGCCTAGTATGTCTTTGTTTATCTAGTCCATCGTCAATATGGAAATCTTTCATGTGATGAAATGTCTTTGCCTGTAGAGTATCAATTTTCATATTATTAAAGACATTTTTATATTTGTTGATAGAATGTTTATTAATAAGATGAAAGTCTGTTACACCTTTACTTTTCATGTATGCGTGTGCATAATTTATCAGCATACTATTTTCATATACACAGTCATGATCGTAATGGTAATCTTCATACCACGTGCTTATTAATTTACAATACTCATCTTTTTCTTCTGGTGTATATCCCCTCCAAAAATCTTTAGGCATATGATCTTTATAAATGAATGCTGGCATCATATGCAATTTATGATCAGTAAAATTACCACCTATATTCAATTTTGCATTATAAGGTTTATATTCTTTGAATATGGTTTTGCGTTCAAAATTACTCCATAGTACAATTACTACTGTAGGTTCATTAAAATCATAATTAACTATTTCATTTAAGATTATTTTATTACTAGCACCAGGAATGCCTTTGTTATCTAATGAATGAAATTTTCCAAGATGTTGTAAATGATTTGACCAAGCCATTTTGCTAGGTAAGGTTCCTGGACCTTTTTTGTTTACATCAAGACAATCCGGTAACCCGTGTCCAAATGTAAAACTACAACCAAATACAACTAATTTATACTTTTCGAGATCCATGTATTTTTCCTTGCACTTGTATCAAAGTCAAACCCCCAGTACTCTATATCTTCTTTGTACCAATCTGCGATATCTTGTATAGTTCTTGGATTATATAATTCTTTGTAGTTGGCTTTTATACTTGTAACATTTCTTGCACGTGGCATGTTATCTATGCCTAAATATTTTGGTGCTTCTTCGTTTAGATGTTCAAGTCTTAATATATCACATACAACTTCACTATTGTGATTTTTTACATGATGCTTTTGTGGCCACCATCCTCTAATAGCTCTATACCAAGTTAAAGGTTTAGTACCCCATTCGTGTCTTTCTTCTATAAAATGCTGAAGTGATTGTGTGTTAGCATATGATTTTTTTACATGTCCTCTTTCTATTGCTTCTTTAGCAAAAAGGTATCTGCTTACTACTTTGCTCCAAGGATTACGCACAATAGCAAACGCTTGATGTTGATCTGTGATATGACTACTAACATCTATCCACCTAGCATGTTCTGTACCTTTAGTATCTCTCTCACCGTAAGATTGCATTGTTGACTTAAATCCTTTGTAATCAGAAATCCAATTTTTGTTTACAGGCAAAATTTTATCTTTAAAGATTTCACTATCACGGATCGTCATGCCGCCGTTTTTTGGTATATGAATAAAAAGTTTCATTGTGTTGCTCTTAGTATTCGGCAACTGCATAAAAAGAATGATTTAAATCATATCCTTCTGTAACAAATACGTTGATAAAGTTTTTTGCTGTAAAATAATCTCTAATATGTTTTGGTTCTAGTATATGAATATGTTTTCTATTGTTCCAAGGCTTCCAATATACTTGATTAGGATGAGGCAAATATAAAAATATAATGCCGCCTTTGTGTAATCTTGTTTTCCAATGATCTAATGCACCAACCCAGTCATTTAAATGTTCTAGACAGTGTGATGAAAAAATATAATCAACTTTTTTATTAGGTAAATTAAAAGCATCAAACTCATCGTTAAACACAAGATCAATCATCTGTGCTCCAGGATATGCCCATTCTTTTCTATTGCAACCAATATCAAATCCTTCCCCTGTTAATACTTGTTTAGCGAACGGAAATGCATACTGAGCGGCAAATCCTTTACTTTGTAGTTCTGGATATACTACTCCATTATATTCAATTGTATTCATTAATATTTGCTCCGTTGTCCCTAAACATCTTAAGATGATGTTCCCATTGACTTTCTTTTCTATTAGTATATATGTATATATTTTTAGGCTCAAAATATATCTGAGCTAAGTGCATATATCCGCTATCAACACCTAAATGTGCATGTGCTTTGCTCATTGCATAACCTACATAAGGAGCAGTTTTTAACAAAGGATCACTTGCTTGTCCGCCTACAAATAAAATTTCATATCCTTTTTTACTCCAATTGTCTTTTAGTTGTTGTAACTGTTCTGTTTTTAGTTTACGTTTTTTACTAGTAGGATCAAACTGTGCAGTAACAAATTTGCTAGGTAATTTAACATTTTGTTCTTTAGCACTTAGACAAGGATAAGTTTTCATATACTTGTCAACAAAAAAACTTGGTTGTAATACATTTTGTAATTTTCCTGGATATTTTTCGTAGTAGTGTAATAGTGCATCTGGAAAAGTAAGTTGTACATGTTCTAAAAATAACTTATCATTTTCAATACTAAAGTCATGTACTTTTAAATTTACAGATCCTTCTGGAAATAATTCAATCACTTGCTTCCAAGTTTGTGGCTTGTCTCGATTATATTGATGAGGTGCAATATGTAATGTTGCAGAGTCATTATGATGTAGTCCATAGTTATATGCAATCAAACAAGAATGTACTATATCACCAAACCCTGGACAACCATAAGGGAAGTTTTTAAGCCTTGTACTCATATATCTCATTACTATATGTTTCATTAAAATAATCCTACATTGTTTAAGACATCAAACGGATCAGATCCAAATGTTGCTTCAAACTTTACAAGCATTTCTTTCTTTAGTGCTTTCTTTAATTCTTCAAATACAAAAGGCCATTTCTCTGCTGGAATACACACTACTCCGTCTGGATCACCAAATATAATATCGTTGTTTTTAACAGTAACACCATTTACTTCAACAGGCATATTCATTTCTTCTAGTGTACCTTCATATCTAATATCATCAGGCATGCGTCCATGAGCAAACAACGGAAGACCCATTTGTGTAACACGTTCTACGTCACGTGTTTGCCCATCTACTACTACGCCAACTGCTCCGTTGCGATAAGCAAAGTGTGCATTTAGATCTCCAAAATATGCTTTATCTTTTATGTCAGTACTTACAATAATAACATCTCCTGGAGCAATAAATCTATAACTGTCTAACGCATCAAAGATACCTTCCCAATGTTTTTCATTTGGATCTTTTTCTTCTTCTGGTAATTCTTTTAATTTTAATGTTTTAGCATATCCTAAGAATGTTCCATTATTCATAGACTTAATTTCGCTACTTAGAAAATGTTTTATATTATGTTCTTTACAAATATCACTTAGTAAACAACTACTAATGCTTTTACTTAACATTTTTAATTTTTGAACTTTTTTACTGCGTTGTCCAGCACAAATATCTTCTGCAAATTCTAAATCTTCAGGATTGTTTATATCTACATTTTGTAACGGACTAGTAGGATAAAGTATTACATCATCTGTATATCTTTTACTAACTGTTTCGCCATTTGTTTTTACAGCATAAAAACTCATTGATTCAATAAAATGTGTAGGTAAATCTACGCTGTTAGGTATATGTGAACCGTAAGTTGGTTTGTTATTATTCCATAGATATAGTTTCTGTTCAGTAATAGCAACCAAACTAGTAGCCGCACTATCTTTAAGTTGTTTAATAGCAGGATCAATTACAGACTTATCAATAAAAGGAGCTGTGCATAAAACCTGCACAACTATATCAGCGTCAGGAACAAGTCTTGCTTCGTTAGCAAACATTGCATGTCCGTCGGTGTCATTATTAGCTAAAGCAGGATCTCTATAGTGGTGTTGAATATTTAGATCATCTGCAAGATCGTGTATGTGTTTGTCTTCACTGTCCAACCATACTTCGTCAATTTCGTTACACTCAAGTAGTTGTCGAAGTTTTCGTTTAAACAAATACTCTCCGTCAAGCACTCGCATATTCTTACTTTCAATACGCTCACTATTTCCTTTAGCAGGTACAAACGCTACTACTTTCATTTTAAATCTCCAACAACACTTTCTAGTGTTGATACTTCCATTAATCCTTGGTGCTTAAATCCTTTACTTAAATTCTTTAATACAACACCGTTGTTTTTTAAGTGTTCAGATATAATTTTTATAGTATTTCTTTGACGTCTCCAAGTTACTTCACCATTCTTAAATTTAAAAATATCATGTATAAGTTTTTGTTCTCTATCACCTGTACCATAAAAATGTGTATTCTGTTTATCACTATAATCATAGTCTACACCAAGCCAGTATATTTCTTTAAACCCCATAAAATATGCTGTAATAGTAGCATCAAACACAGTACCTCTAGTAGCACCCCACCCTCCTTCAAACTTAACAGGAAAGCCTTTTCTTTCAACACTGTTTTCATCAGCATAGGTTTTAGGTATGTTTATGTAATCTTCTGGTATATCTATTTCAAGTATTTCTTTAATCTTACTAGAATAAAATCTTGGGCAGTCGATGTTGTCAAATTCATTTTTGTAGTTTTCTATTAGTTCTTTGTACACATAAGCATCACCTAAGAAATAGTAATCTATCTTTTTAGATTCAAGTAAATCTTTAGCAAGAAAGCCTTTATTAATTGTCATAACAATATCTTGATTAATAAGTTTTAAATTTTCTTTAGCTAGGCTAGGAGCACAACCTAAAATAAAACAACGTTCATTATTATGTTTGTATCTTAAACTATCAAAGTTCATTTTATAGCCTCCATTAATGCTGATACATTTTCTCCCTTAGAAGGCAAAAGATCTTTTAAGAAAAAGTGAATAAAATATGCTTCTGGTAATTTTGAATCTTCCACACCTTTGAACAACCCATTCCAACGCCAGTCCATATTAAGTGTAGGAATCTTTTCTTTCTTTACCCAATAGTTTAGTAGCATTTGATCAGTTGACCATTTGCGATATCCAATACCATCAACAAAGTCTTTAAACTCTGGTCTACGTATAAACTGTTCTGCTGTTTGTCCTTTTAGATATGGTAAAAACTTTTGACAATTAATAACCATCATTCCCATATTATAAAATTCAGCACCTAGTGCATTCCACTTCCAATCCACATCTGTAAGATTTTCAAATGCGGCTTTTGAATATTTTTTAATTTTACTTTTGTATTTTTTAGCACAAGGTAGTTCACGTTCTGCTACAGCACCAAACGCATACTCTTTAGTAAGATCCCAAAAAATATTTGGTGCATCTGGTCTTATATAAATGTCGCTATCTATAATTGCAATTTGTTCATACTCATGTAAATGTGTAAACGCATTTTCTTTTTCGTATATAGGCATATAACCAAGACGTTCAACTGCTTCTTTACTACGTCCTGTTACTGCCATGTCTGGTCTAATCTTAAGTATAGGTTCACGTTGTACAATATGTTTCATATTGTATTTGTTACAATAGTTTGCAACACTTTGTATACAATGTTCATATAATTTGCTTTGTGAACCGACTGCTACTTGATAAATCATCCTCTTCATGATAAATCCTTTGTAAAACTTACGTTTGTTTGAAATGTAACTTTATTGTACTTATCGAAACGCATATCCACGATGCCATCACACAGCATCCAGTCTGCAGGCATTGCTCCGTTAGCATGTACCCATCTTAATATCTTTTTTGCTCCATATGGTGTAATACGATAAGCTCTAGCACCTTCGTACCAGTTGCCTGGTGGTATAGGTTTTGCTTTTTTAAATCCTTCGAATTTATATACATCACATTCTTCGTATTCGCCCATTGGCTTTTTAAAAATAACGTCATGTTCAAATATACATATTGGTTTATTTGTTGTGTGGCATTTTTGCCACAGTAAGTACTGGCTTAAAAAACATCCTTGTGTACCCGGACGAGCAAGCAATCGTTCTGCCTTTTTATGTTTATATACTTTTAAATTATAATCAGACAGTCCTTTCTCCATACCGTTAACACCTTCAAACAGTTCTAAATCCCAATTACGCATAGTTCCTGTTTCCATAGCACGGTTGGCCATACTTACACTATCTGGATAGCTAGGTAGATAGATTACATAACCTTTCATTTTTTTAGCTCTGTCCTTATTTCTTCCGTTACTTTTTCATACCAGTGTTGTGGTAACCATTTTAATTGTGCTTGTTTAAATTTTAAACCTTCTTTTTTATTTCCTTTTCCTGTACTAAAAACATTGTTCTTTTTGATACCCCAACTATTCCAGTTGTATCCAATATGGTTATAATTGTTACCCATATCTTTCCATTCAGCCATTACTTGTCTTAGCACTACTTGATCTACAAACCAATAACATCCTTTTTCAAATGCTGTAATCATTCTTCTAGCAAATAGATTACGCCATTCAATACCTTTAGTATCTATGCCTGGACTTAATGCACTAGCAATAAAAATATGTTGTTCTTTTGGCTTAGGCATAACGCCAACAGCATTTGTTACTTCTTCAAACTCGTGACCGTGGAAGCCGTTGCGTAATATACTATCGCAGTCAATTTGTAATATTCTTTGGTGTGGATATGTAAATATTTCTGCCATTCTAATAAAACGCACACTAGCCAAATATGTACGCCTAGCAATATAATCCAAATCGCTTGTATTAAAAATTTGCATTCCTTCGCCCATCATACTTTTATTTTTTGGCAGGTCTTTATAAAATTGTTCGCTAGTATCTTCCCAAGTGTATGTAAATTTGTATCTACCCATTAGGTCTTTTAATACACTGTGATCAATATTTCCTTCGTTAATAATATGTACATGAACGTGTATCCAACCTACGGTCCTGTTAATACTTTGCTGTAATGCAAATCCATGGCGGTCAAAATAATCGTAATCACAACTAAAGTAAATTACATTAGGTTGTTCTCTAGGACACATATGCCCTTTTAATTCAGGAAGTTTAAACATCTATTGCTATCCCTGGTCTATGTCCGATAATGGCATTTTTCTCGCCTCTACCGATCTTTCTAATCATTCTATAACCAAGTGGAGCAAGTATTTGTCTTATACTGTCAGCATGTAATCCGTAACGCTGTGGATGATCTTTGCACTCATATAATATAATAGGACGACATCTTTCAATAGTATCGTATCCGCCTTGTGCTACAAATGGTTCGTATCCTTCGGCATCTATTTTTATAAAATCTATATTTTCTAAATTATAAAAGTCTAAAGGCATAACAGGTACATCACCTTCTCTTTGACTTGGATCTATGTGTGTGCTAAAACTTTTATTAGTTGTCTTAATTGAAACAGACTCTTCCCTAGCACCTAATCCTACAGGATATGTAGTAACATTGCCTACTGCTCTCTGTTCTAAATTATAATTCATACATTCATAAATCTTAGGATTTATTTCGAATGCATGTACATGCTCAAAACTTCTACTCATTTGGAATGCAGTAATACCAACATGAGCACCAACATCAATTGCTACTCTCCATTTAGCACAATAGCTCATTGCAGTTACAAGTTCGATATTTTGATAATTGTTAATATCTCCGTTGCCTTGCTTCTTTGCACTCTTTAAGCATATATCATTTTGTGTTGTACGCCATCCATCTATTTCATTATACATCTTGTTCTACCTGATATTTAAATGTTGTTTCCCATGCAGTTCCGTCTTCATATTCTTTACGACTAAACTGACTATGTGCAATATGTTCGAGCATAGGTTTTCTATCAAATCCAAATTGTCCTTGCCAATGTTGTACTGCACTTTGACCTAACACTTCAATTGGCTTGCCTAAACATAATGCTTCAACAACTGCCATGCTATGATATGTAATTACTTTTTTTGCACTCAACATCATAGGCAAAATTTCTTGAAAGCGTTGTCTACGCTTGCCTTCCTTTTCTCTAATTATTAACTTTTCTGGTAGACTATCATAATGTCGTACTGTATTTGTACGCCATGTACTATAATCTTCTCCTAAGTATTTAAATATATTACTGTTGTTAGGCATTACTAAAAGGTTGTAATCGCCTCCTTCATTCCACTCTTTCCATAAGTCGTCATCTATTTCTAAATATTCTATTCTGCTTTTGTTTACAGGAGGACGTACTTTAGTGTTTTGTAATGAATTATAACTGATACGATAGTACAATGGAGTTTTATGTCTATGATTACCTATATATCCGTTATCTAAGTGAAAAAAGTTTATGCGTCTATCTTTTGAGATAGCATCAAACACCCAATCATCAAATGGATGACTAAATGCTAGATATCTATCTATTTCAATTTCTTCTGGACGTTCTATTGTTTTTACATCACAATGTTTATAAAGATAAGAAAATAATTGTCCACGTAATTCTTTAGAACGTTTTGGAATTTGAAACTTATACTGATGCATCTTCCATACCCGCAACTCTCAGTTTGACAACATTTGTTATCTGCCACTGTTTTTGATCAAGACCTTTTAATAAGCCTAACCATTTGTTACGAAGTAATGCAAACTCATTAATAATCTTTTCATAGTCAACTACGTCTGCTTCACCGTCTACGTACTTTTCTACGTCACGACTTGACAAAGCTCGTTGATAATTTTCAAGATATTTTTTGAAAAAAGAACTACGCAACCTGCGTAGCTCAATATTTAGGTAATTAAGGATTGCTTCAATTTCTTGTAATTGATTAAATCTATGTTCAACAATGCCGGGCATTTCTGCCGCGGCACGTTCAACGTTGCCTTTTAGTTTAACTTCACTTCGGGCATCAATAAGTTCATCTTCGAAAAACTTAATTGCTGTGGGGATCTTATTGATATCTCTAGCTACTTCAGAGTAATATCCCATTTAATCTTCCCAATCATCTTCATCATCATCTACATCTTCTTCAAGATCTAAATAATAATTAATAGCATTGTCTAATACATCACAACTGCCTAATGCATCTCTAAAACATTGATCATCAGCACCGTAATCGGCACAAGTATCAACATAAGTTTCTGCAACAGTTTCGATAGTTTTTTTATCTATACTATCTTTAAATGTATTCCACATGTCAACTACAAGACTACTATCCATACTTTTACTCCTCGGTTAATTCCGATTCAGTTGCCTCTTCTATAGGCTCTTCATCTTGGGTATTTACCATAGGTGCAAGTTTCTCGTTGTATTCTGACATAATCATATTCATCTTGTCAGGATCCATCCATGCCTTACGATAATCAAGATGTTCTTCACCTTTGAGATCGATATACTTGAGTCTATTACCTTGTTTTTCTAACAAGCCTTTTTTCTCAAACAATTCAATAAGACCACTGTAAGGATTCATACCTGTATCATATGGAATCTTAACCTGTACGCCTTCAAACGGTTTAGCATATCTAGTTTTCATTACCTTACAGCCAGCTCTAATACCACGTACTTCTGATATCTTATTACCAGCTTCGTCTTCTTTAAGTTTCATCTTTTTCATTGCAACAACAATACTTGATGCATAGATAAAACCTTGACCACCACTAATCTTATCATCTGGATCAAACATATCCTGTGATGCATAAGTGTGGTTAGTACATACTAGTCCTACATTGTAACTACCAATCATGTTAACTGTGTTACGAACTAGTGCTGTCAACTGCTTAGGCTTACGACCCATATCACCTTTCATGTCACCTTTTTGGAACTGATCCATGTCAGTTGGTGTAAGCAACATACCTAATGAGTCAACTACAAACAATACTTTAGGACGATCTTCTTCGTTCATTGCTTTGTAGTCTGCCATAAATGTTGAAATAGTTTTTGCTACATCATCGATCATTGACATATTAAGTTTAAGAAGTTTATCTTCTCCAGTGTCAACATCTAATGCTTGTAGCCATGTTTCGTCAAGTGCATTCTCTGAGTCAATTAATACTACAAAGATACCTTGATCTTGTGCGTGTTTTACAATATTACCTGCACAGAAATAACTTTTTCCTGCACCTGATTCTCCTGCAAACACTGTTACTTTACCTAGTGGCACACCTTTGTGAAAGTCGCCTGATACTAGATAGTTTAATGCATATGAGCCTGTGCTGATCCAATCTGTAGGATCGTTAAAGCCACTACTCATACCTGTTATACTCTTTGTTAGGTCCTTACGGAACTTACTAACGTCAAATGATTTAGCCATAGTTTCTCCTTGTTAAAAGCTAGTAGGGGAAATTAATCCCCTACACATACCTGTTTATTTTATGATTGACGTGCTCTAATCATTGATAAAATGTCTTCAGCTTTACCTGACGGTGCAGGTGTCTCTGTAGCCGGAGCCGCAGGTGCCGCTTCTGCTACTGGAGCAGGTGCCGCTTCTGGTGCCGGTGTTGGAGTTGCTGGAGCCGCTGGTGGTGCCGCTGGAGCAGGAGTACCCGCTCTATTCTGTGGATCACCTGTTCTTGCCGCCATTCCCGCTGGACGGAAATATTGACCAAAACGATCCATGTCATACGCTTCACCATCTACTGATGCTTCAAACATTTCTTTCATGACCTTTACTTCAACTTCTGAAGGTTGTTTCGGAAGGAAGTCACTCATGTTAAACAAGCCATTAGTTTCAATAGCCTTCATTTCAACATCTGTCAATGGACGCTCTCTACGTGCCCAATTAGAAGTTGAATAATCTGCATATCCACCCTTGCTTGTTTTATTAAGACGGAAGTCTACACCAGCAGTATAATCTGTTGGTAATTCTTCCATGTCCGGATCCATGAGAGCCGCTTTAATAATTTGGAAAATCTGTGGTCCAATAATAAATCTACGAATTGGATTCTCTGGTGTTGAATCTTCATTCAATGCATTTTCCGTTACAAAACCTTGGAATACATACGAACGTTTCTTCCAATATTTTCTACCCATGTCTTCTAAACTTGGATCTTTAAACCATGCACGTACCTCATTTAAGATATCGCATGTTTGTCCGTACATTTCCATACACGGAACTTGTACTTGTACAGGACGTGAATCAGTTTCACCTTTAATTCCTGCAAATGGAAGTTTGATCATCAAACGTTCTTTCCAAAAGAAAGTGTTTGTGTCATCTCCATCTGGAAGGAATCTTAGAGTTGAACTCTGTCCTTCTTGCATGTTCCAAAATGGGAAAATTGCGTTGTCGCCGCCTGACGAACGATTGCCGCCAGTGTTTGCTTCTTGTTCTTTCAGTTTAGCTCTGATTTCTGCTAGTGTTGCCATAATATAAGCCTCCTATGTTTTTTGCCTTATAGCTGTTTTGTATTGCCTACGAAGTGCATTACTTTATACATAATACACTCTATTACTTATAAAGTCAACCTTTTTTTTGACTTTATTCTGAAATTTGGTTATCTTAGTCCTGCTAGGGATTGGATACGTGCCATTTCAGCATCTTTCAAGCGTAATAAGTCTGCCATTACTGCTTGAGCTTCATCAACCATCTCAGTGCCGTACTGTTTTTGTACTGCTGTTAAGACCGCTGTTTCACCTTTAGGGAAAGCATTACTAGTATAATCGTACATACCTTTAATGAATTCTTCTAATGGAATTTCGTTCTTTTTCTTCAATTCGTCGCCGTTTCCTTTTGGGCTAATATCTATTGTCATTGCATCTTTGTCGTTTTCAGCTTTTTCTGCATCATCGCCAAACATCATTTTAAATACTTTATATCCACCTAGTAATAATGCAACTACTACTGCTCCTGGTAGAGCATATTGTTTTGCCATATCTACAACTTTATTCAAATTTGGAATATTGTCTAATGCTCCGCCTGCCATATCTTTTAATTCGTCAGCTGTTTGTACAACTTTGCCACCTACATCATCAATTGCAGTTTTGGCTTTATCTATTACTTCGCCAGCGCCATCAAGAGCATCGCCTGCTTTACCAACAAGTTCTGCACCGCCTTTTACTGTGTCAACTGCTCCTTTTGCTACGTCTACTGTTGCACTTGGATTAGCCGCCGCTACTCCGCCGACTGTTGCCTTGACTGGATTCTTAGCTGACCAACCTAATATGTTCTTTGCACCTTTTAGCATTCCTGGTAATACTCTAGGAGCAACTGTTCTTAGTGCCGCACCTGCCGCTGGTATTAGTAATCCTAGTAACGGAAGTGCTTCTTTAAGACTTTGATCTTCAGCTGTAAGTTCATCTGTTCTTTTTCCTAAAATCTTTTCAGCGTTAAGTTTACTCATTGTAGTTTTATATTTCTTACCTGCAAACATGAACTCTTTTTCGCCTTTTGATGCCGCATCAGCCGCACACTGAGAAAACTTTTCCCACATAGCTTGCTGTTCTTCTGCAGTCATCATTTGTCTTTTTTGCGGTCCTTGTTCGTGTTTAGACTGTGCAATAATATCGTCCATCTTTTGAGCATATGCTGTTTGAGGATCTATAACTTCATTAGGTGCTCCCATGTCGTCATCATCGTCTGCATGTACTTCATCCCACATTGCCGCAAAGGTAGGATATTTTTTAACAAACTCTTCTTTGCTCATTTCTTGTGCATCAATATGTACATCTGACATGCCACCTTCTGAAACAATTTCTTCTGGTCCTAGTTCTTGAACTTTATTTGCTTCTTTAACTAAGTTGTATACATATGGAAATACACCTTTAAGTTCTTCATTAAACTGTTTGATTGTAAGTTCATCAATCCAAGTATTTGAAACATCTTCTGGAACTTCTTCTAGCACGGTTGTTTCGAAATTCTCAAATGCTTCTTTGTAATATGTTTTACGTTGTAAAGACTCAACTGTCTTTTTTACTGTTACTAATCTTTCATTTACAACGTCCATGTATCCTGCTAAACCTTCAGCCATTACACTTGAGCGATTCATGTATGTCTTAAATTTACGCAGTTTATTCATTTCTTCTGATAGGCCTACAATGTGTTTACCAAAATCATCATATGCATTTCCTCCCTCTGATACGTGCATAGCCATTGCTCTTGCACCGTTCATGTGTCTTAGTGGGTATTTAAATCTTTCGCCGTCTGCACTTTCAATATAAATGCTGTGTACATTTTGTGTACGCCCTGCGGCATTTTCATGGTTTACTGGTCCAGCGTGTTTTACAATTAATCTTGCTGATCCAATATCTTGGTAACTAGTTCTGCTAGTTCCATACATTTTTGATTCGCTCATTTGTTTCTCCGTGCTTAGATATTCATAATCTCTTTTGTCTAAGTTTGATTTAGTTATGTCTCTTGTATCAAAATTTAACATTCTCTTTTTTGCAAACACTCTTAATTCTTTTAAGAGATCAAACCATTTGCTTTTAAGTACATGTTCATCTTCTGAAAATAAGTCTTGACCATACATTACTGTGAGTGCATTTTCGTCAATACTTACACTAACTTTTTTACCACTTGCAAAGTCAAATTCAAAGAATCTAGCTTCTTTTGGTTTGTTAGTAATTTCAGCAGATTCGTTTCCTACTGTAATGCTAGGAAAACGTCCACGTATCTTATTAAATAATTCGTCTGCAATAGTCTCAAGGTTTTTCATATTAATATTTATCAATAACCGCTAACAAATATAGGCATCGGCGGTTCGTATGATTCTTCTCCTTCTGCGTGTGTAAACGTATTATATATACGTGGATCCCAGTCTTTCATTACAGCCATCATTCTTAATGCAAGTAAAGTAGCACTAACCAAGTCATCATTAGCTCCCGGTTTTGCTCTAAAACTAGTACCTGTAGCAACATAATTCTTTAGTTCAGTAATTAATGGGCCACTGTTAATAGTTATCTTATTATTTTCAACCATAGTTTTTAAACGGCTACATGCTGTAATTTTAGTACCATGCGTAGTATTGAATCCTTTACGGAATTTACGTACATGTCCTTTACGCATTGGTTCACTTACAAATAGTCCGGGTATATTCTCTTCACCAAAGTCATTTATAACAATAAGTGCCGCTTCTCCGATACTATTGTTTTCTACGCTCCAGTAAATGTTAGATCCAGTCCCTTTACAACTATCTTGTATGTGTGTGCAAATATCTCTTAGTATTCTAATCTGTGCAGGTATAGGTGTTTCATTGTGTCGCCATTCTGCTACTTGTTCATAACTCGGAAGTTCATATACTTGAATTGCGGCATAGTCGCCTCCAGTACCCATTGCTGGATCAAGTGCTACTGCATAATTTTGATCTGGATCTGGTTTTGCATACCAACGTGTCTGTCCCATATTCATTAAAGGATCTTTAGACTCCATTTGTGCAAGATGAATACTGTTAATAAGTGTTTCGTCATAAACTAAAAATTCACAACCATATTCACGCCTAAATTTTTCTTCTCCAATACGTCCAATTTCTTCAACCTTCCAAGTTTCATCTCTATCAGGATGTTCGTCCCAACCACAAGTAAAACCGCGAAATCCGTTTATACCTACTTCTTGTTCGTTACCATGTGCATCGTATTTGTTCTGTGATTCTTTCCAAATTACAGCAAACGTATCTTCATCTGAGTTTGGTGTGCTTGTTATAATTGCACGACCACCTGTTGCTAGTGTAGGAGATATAGAAGTCCAAAATTCTTCTGCAATATTAGGATTAACAAATGCAAACTCATCACAGTATAGTAATGATATGGACATACCACGTCCCGTGTTACCAGTTGTTGTTGCACTTACAATACGTGAGCCATTTTCAAACTCCATACTTCCTTTGTTGTAGTTTGTAACACCTGCTCTAATATAGTCTTCACAAGATTCATATACATAACGAATACGTTGCATAATTTCTTGAGCACCAGTATATTTGTGAGCGGCAATAAGAACAGTTTGATCAGGATGAAACATAGCATACCAACACAAATAAATTGCGGCAGTAGTAGTCTTACCTGTCTGTCTAGGTAACATGTTTACATTGAATCTATGATCGTGATAACTTTTTAATAACCGTACTTGAAACTCATAAGGATCAAACAACAATTTGCCTTTTACAGGATGCTGTATGTATGCGAATTTTTTTGCAAAATGCAAATATCCTAATTCAGGATCAATGCACTTAGATAAATCTTCTAATTGTGCATCTGTAAATGTTTCAGTTTTATTGGCTTTCTTAATTAAGACGCCGTCTAAAGAAGTACTCATACTACTATTTAACCAAAAAAATAGGCCCGTTGGGCCTATGTGAGTGAGACTTTAATATTATACCCAGCCGTCGCCAGTGATTCGGTCGCCTATTTCGCCGCCGGCCATGCCGCCTGCAATGCCACCATATGGGCCAGCAAGTGCTGTTCCGCCCATTGTTCCAAGTATTGTTCCGCCGATTCTGCCTCCCAATCCTGCGTTAAGGTCTTGATCTCCCGCAACATCATCTTTACCTGGATTTTCTGGATCGTCCATTTTCGCAGTTTGTACAATGCTAGGTTTAAGTCCTGCGTTAGTCATTAACTTCATAAGTTCACCAACATCATCACATGTATCTGCATTCATGTTGATACTTACGCTAGCCGCTTCATTGACTGGTGTACTAATTTGATCTAGTTTTTCCAGCAAATCACGCATGACTTAGCCTTTGTATTCTTTGTATAGTGCTGTTAATTCTTCTTTAATCTTTTTAGAAAGTGCCATTGGATTATCTCCGCCTGCTACTTTTGGATAAGATCTTTTAGATTTATTAAGGTCTGTTCCACCTTTGATTACGTCAGTGTGTGGAGCATAATCTTCTTCTGGTGAATTAGCATAATCGCCTTCAACTCTTGTGTCGTCATTTTCTGCATCGTCTGCTAAACCGCTACCAGCCATGCCACCTACAATAGCGCCTACTGGTCCGCCTAATGCAAGTCCTGCACCTGCGCCACCTAAAGTTGTTAATGTTTTTCCTATGCCTGCTTTAAGATCCATGTCTCCTGGTACATCGTCTTTACCTGGAATACTTGGATCATCGTCCATTGCACCTAATGCTTTCATATGCTTTTCCATATCCATTCTTGGTGCTAGTGGTTTATCACTAACTGGAGTAGGATTCATTCCTGCATTACGCATCATTGCCATAAGTTGTCCAACTTGTCCGGCATCGTCAGCTGTCATTGAAATATTCATTGATGCTGATTCTTCTAATTTTTGTTTTTTGCTAGGAGCTTCAATAGCGTCCATTTTTGCAATCATATCTTTAAGGTTCATTATTTGCTCCCTACTGGTGATACAGTATTTTCCTTGTCGGTGATATCTG